ATTTGTTTCGCTTAATAAATCTTGAATAACAACAGTCATATCATTAATAAAGTTATTTGGCACTTGTATTGTTGATATTGTCGTATTATTATTTATAACTCTATTATACAAGTTTCTTGCGAATATTGCAATGTCGTTTATATCATATAATATTCCTGAATTAGGCACCATACTATTTAACGCTTGGTAAGGTAACCCATTGTAATTTATAGGATTATATATTTGGTATACTGAATAAACTGTATTACTAAATTGATAAAAGAAATTGTATAAATTAAATTGCTTTTGAACCATAAATAAGTCAATAGACAATTCGAGTGGTGTTTCACCAATTAATACTTCGTATACGCTAGTTCCTACAATTCTTCCGATATATCTAACGTGTGCCGTTGGTGTTGCGTCTTTATTCATAGTAATTCGATAAAATACTTCGTCATTATACTTTTTAAAACCTATCCCGCTCGTATTTGGTCCGTCAACTGTCGGTCCTGTTTTGGCATATATTTGTGTTAGTGTATTACCTGCATAATTTACTTTATAAACATAATTTGTTTCATTTATTATTCCGTTCATTACACCCGCACACACATAAGCCGTTGTGCTATTGATTATTTTAGCGTCTAATGTATTTGGAAATCCTAACGCAGTTTTGTTTTGTGATCTTGCTAATGCACTTCCGCTTCTTGAATATTCGCAGTAATATGTACCACTTATATAACTAAAACCTGCGATTGTAAATGATAAATTACCTGATCCGTCCCAACTTGCTAGGCAATCGGTAGGATAATAATCGTCAGTACCGGCATATCTATATTCAGTCCACGTATTTGCGGTTCCTACATTAACTTGTAATTCGGTTGCAATAGGTTGATATTGGAATCTTCCGTTAGGAATATTTCCTACTATTAGATATTTCGCTTGACTTGGTGCTTTTATTATATTGCTATATTGATTTGCGTCTTTTATATTAGCGGGTAGATTGTAACTTTGTCTTAATACAACGCTATATTCCGTTGCACTTGGTAATTTAGCGATAATATTATTTAGCATTACAAACCTTTTAACCGGTGTACCCATAGGATTAACGGTTTCAATTCCGAAGAAATTACCGTCGTCGCCAACATTTAGAATATCGAATATTCCAAACTCGGTACCACTTGTATAAGTTTTTATTGTTTGTACCGGATCAAAGTCATTATCCAATATAATTAAAAACCCTTTAAAAGTTGTATCGTCATACCCTGATATAATTGTAAATCCTAATCCTTGATTATCCGCATTTGTACCTTGTAATATACCGCTTAAAAAGAAACCCCCACTTGTCGTTTGTGCTTGAATATAAGTAAGCAAATTATTAGCACGTGAAGTTACGGCACTATATTGTGGCGTATTTGATCCTGATCCTACGCTATAATTAGCGGTCAACCAATCTAAAATTTTATTTTTAAAATCTTGTGTCATAATTTGCCTCCTTAATTCGTAAACGGTGAATTCAATATACAATTAAGTACATTATCACCGTCCGGAACGACTTCCGTAGTAACTAAATCTTTGAATATAATATTTGCTTCTTTTTCAATATCAATATTACGAGTTATAAACTCACTTTCGTTGATATTACCTGACGCTTTTCTACGTTGATTATCAAAATAATTAATTGCGTTTTCGCTCTCATAATTACTTGATAATGTGTATACATAGAAGATCACGGCGTCAATTCCTGTTTGTGTGATCCTTATTTCCTTTGTTTTAACCATATAATCGGTAGCAATGTCCGGCATATCCGGCATATCGAAATATACTTGTTGACCTACATTATAAAGATCATTATCTTTTGTAACAACAGTCAATGATATTTCGGCTTTACCTTTATATTTGATATATGTTTGTGCTACTCTTGTCAATTCGTCAGTTGATAATATATCATTTCTTGTTTCATATCTCGAAATGATACCATTACGCCCTGTTTGTTGCCCTATACGGCTTATTTCATTATTGTTGTATACAACTTGTCTGCCTTTAACCAAAGGCGTGTATATGACGTTTATTATGGTTCCTGCGGTGTATCCGACTGAACTTTCGAATGCACTTGATCCGGTGCTATAATAGAAATCCGCATATATACCAATATTTTTTTCGGTAATAGTAGCAAATGTCTTTTCCACACCGTTTACATAAACATTTTTCATTGCCCCAATTAATCCACTTGCATTATAAGTTGTTGAATATCCATTTGATATAATATTTTCGTTTGTATCAATACTACCGTATACAAGATCACTTAATATTGCTTGTTTATTACGATAATCACGAGTTCCGAAGTTAAATGATATATCTTGAATATTATTTGCTTCGAAGAATTCAGTTGTATATTCTAAATTATCCGCACGTGGCATTAATGTAGGATCGTAGAAATCAATAGCAACTGTATTCTCGTCAATCATTCGAGTATACCATTTACTGTTACTAATTTCCGCTAAATATTGAAATACGTCATAAGCGGTCTTATTTAACGTGCTATATGCTCCGATAACTTCCGTGCCTCCTAATATATCAATATTTCCCTCTATAAATCCGTATGTGCTAACTGCTTCAATAGTCATTTGAATAGCCTCTACAATAGTTTTATTCGATATAACGAAGTCTAATGTAGTACCCTCACTTAATAAAGTCTTGTAATCTAATATTTGTAAACTACAATACTTTGGATCAGTAGGGCGTAATGATATATCACCACTATTTTTTACTATCCCTGCAAAGATCAACACACTATCGCGATATATTTCGCAATTAGAATAATCTTTTGGATAAAAGAACCTACTCGAATAATCTTTATCAAGATCCCAAGCCTTTGGGAAACAGTTATTGAGGATAGTAGAAGAAGCCGATAGCATTTCCTCTTTTATAGTGAAATTTTTATCACTAACGACTTCCGTACCTCCTATAAATATTTGTACCCCTATCATATTAAGCACCTCCGTATCCGTAGTTATAATCGTTTTTAGATCCGCCACCAAATGACTTAATATCATTAACCATTTGACCTAATGGATCTTGTTTCATATTGTTATTAACAACTACATTTACTTTTGGGCTCATATTCATTGAAGAACTTCCGTATAATTGAGGTGAAAGATCAAACATTCCGTCGAAAGATTGTTGTACTTTATCCTCCATACCTGCCATTCCTTTAATAAGCCCCTCGGCATTCATTTTACCAACGAATGCAAATTCGGTACTTGGTGAATGTATACCAAAGATACCTTTAATTCCATTAAGTATTGATTTACCAAAACCTTTGATCTTATCTAATACCCAACCTGTAACGTTTTTAATACCCTCCCATAATCCTTTAACCATATTACCGCCTATATCCAACCACATTTTTGGTAATTGTAATATATAGCCCATAATAGATTTAATTATTTTAGGAATATATGATAATAACGTAGGTACTGCGTTTATTAACCCTACTAATATTCCGGTAATTAATTGGTAACCCGCTTTAATAAATAAAGGTCTATTATCAATTAATATAGGTATCATTGCCAATATTGCGTCAATTATTTGCGGTATTAATACAGGCATCATTTCGGCTAAACCGGTGATAACTTGAATTGCAATCGTAATAACTGTTTGTAATATTTGTGGCAACATACTTAATAAACCTTGAATTAAAATAGGTAACATTTTCATTATATTTTGAATTATCATAGGTGCATTTTGTACTAACGCGTTTAAGAATGCTTGTAAAACGGTTACTGCTACTTCCATAACTTTTGGTAGTGCGTCAGTAATCATTGTCAATCCTTGAACTAAACTATCGCCTAATTTACTCGCGAATGCGTCAATACCGCCTGTTTCAAATGCCGTTTGTAGTCCGCCGATCATTTCATTGACCGCAGGTAACACACTTCCTTTTATGGAATTTGTTAATCCTCCTGCTAATGCCCCCGCTAATGATTTCGCGTTATCTTTTAACGTTGATACTTGACCGCTAAAAGTCTTTGATTGTGCTTCCATTGCTCCGTAGAAACGTCCACCCTCACTTGTTGCCTCAACAAATGCTTGTTGTACCATTTCCGCACTAATAGCCCCGTCCGCCATTTCTTCTTTTAATTGTCCGATAGATTTACCGGTCTTTTCACTCATTTGTTGCAACGGATTGAAACCCGCATTAACCATTTGTAAGAGATCTTGACCTGTTAATTTACCTGTTGAACTCATTTGTGCGAATGCTAATGATAAAGATCCTAATTTGTCTTTATCACCTTGTGAAATATCACCTAATACTTGTAAATATTTAGTGGTATCGTCGGCACTCATACCAAACGCTAATAACGTTTGACTTGATTTTGCTAAATCCCCCAATTCAAATGGCGTTTTTGAAGCCATAGATTTAAGAGTACTTACAAATTCATTTGCCTTATCCGCACTTCCTAACATGGTACCGAATGAAGTAGTATATTGTTCTATTTCATTGTTAAATTTAACACCAAAACCCATTACGGCAGTTGTTGCCCCCATAACGGCGGTTGTAGCAACGGCGAAACCTTTTGCAATTCCAACGCCTAATTTACCCATACCACTAGCAATATTATTTTTAGTAGTATTCAGTTGACTATCGTCGCCTTTGAATTTAAAAATTACGTCCCCTGCATTCATAGTTTCACCTCACTTTCATTTGTTATTAAAAATAGGGTAGGGTTTATTGTCCCCACCCTATTAAACTGTACTATGCAGTAACAACAGTACCTTTTCCGTTAATAATTAATTCAAGTGAGAATTCGCCCTCGTCCTCTGACGCTCCGCCTAAATCGCTAAACTTCATAACAACAGGTACTTGATATTTTTTATATGTCAATGTATTTGTTGTAACTGTTTCGATTAATTCAAATTGAACTAATAGATTATTGAATTGTGCTATTGATCCGTCTTTAATCAACGTATGGATACTTCCTAATACGCTTTGAATAGCAGTATTATTCATATCAATTTTAACAGTAGTTTCGATACTAATCTTTGCTCCTGTAACGATCGCACGTTTAATTGCGTCGCAAAATACGTAAAAATCTTTTACTTCAAGATCAGTCGTTAAACCTACTTCCGAAGTAGTACACATTGCAGTAAATACAGGACTTGCATTTGTACCTGTGTTTAATGCTAAACTTTTAATGACTTCTCTATTATTTAAAAACCAATTCATTATAAATTCCTCCTTTTTAATGATTTTTTGATTATTCGGTAACAACTTTTGATCTTGCTACCATATTAACAATACATTTAAGCGTTGCATTATATCCAACACGACGTATATCTTCATACATTATCGCTTGTGGATTACTGAATTGCTTAAATATTATTTGCCATTTTTCATTGTATTCTTCGTCATTAATTGTATTAACAACGTCGAATAGGACACTTTCACCTATTAAATTACCGATTATGACGGCAGTATTTTTACATTCCTGAATAGATAAACCGTATATATCCACCATATAATAATTAAACAATGGGGTTGTATCTTTATCAAAAAACACAATCTTTTGTCCCGTTTGTTCTTGGACTGTAACAATTTTACTGTCCTTATCATTAGTTGAATATTCGGCTTTGATCTTAAATGTAGTAATTAGCGTTTGTAAATATTGTATCAAGATCAAGTTTTTACGTTGTATATCGTCTAAATTCATTTTAACTCATTCCTTTCAATAGCAGTATTTAAAATTGCTTTACCCTCTTTTTTATATAATCTCTCATACCATTTTCCACCCGTTCCCGGTGTAGACCAATTTACTTTATGGCGTTCTTCCATTGTATAGACTGCCATAGCATAAGAAGTATAAGATCCTATATAATAATTTCCGTTACTACCACGTACACCCGCACTTGCGGAAGTTCGTCGTAAATTACCGGATCCAATGTCTTTTGACAATGGAATAGTAGGGTATGCTTTGTCTAACGTAATACGTGCAACCGTATAAACTACTTTATCCGGATATTCTTCAAGTTTTTTTTGTGCGTTAGCATTCCAATTAACTTTGAATTCCACGTTATCCATTATTTCACCGCTACAATTTTATTTTCTACTCTATTAAACAACCAATTATCTTGAACGTCTAATACTGTATGGACTTGACTATCGAACGTTTCGTCGTCAGGCTCTTGCTTACCAATAAAGATAAGTTGATCGCCTTGACGAACGTCCTCGGTTCTTTTTACAATATAATATCCTGTTGCTTCGGGTACTGTATATATGCTAAACCTTATACCTTGTGAGATATTATACGGACATACCTTAATTGATACTTCCGTATAGTTTTGGTCGTCGTATGGCTCGTTTTCGGTCGTTCTATTGAACTTCCTTAACGTTGCCCTCATTCCATTAACCAAAAACATTTTAAGATCCCCACGGTAGGTTTAAGCCCATATTTTGATTTAAAGGATTTCCTCTAAACATATACCCATTATTTGCTAATATACGTAATGCCAACGTTGAATAATCACTACTCAATTCGGCTTCCATACTACCCGATTTAATTTTCTTATCATAATCAATAAATGGTATATCGTGCTCTATCATAAAGCGTAATTGTTCCATAGAAGCGTTTTTAATTGGCAAAGGGACGCTTGTCGTGTCCCAACTTGCGTCCCTATATATTAAGCCAACTTGTGAGAATATTAACTCACTAACTGCTTCTATATGCCAAGTTGGTATAGTAAGCGTAGCATATTCAGTATATTTCGCCTGAAATTCCGCTATTGTGAAAAATTGCATATTCTCACCTCATTTCTATTTTTAATTATACGCTTGCAGGTGCTACAACAATAGATCCTGTACGTGCTACTGAATAATTTCCGTATACGTCTAATCCATAAACTGTAACTGCAAATGTTCCGGCAACTGTTGGGGTACCTGTAACTGCTCCGCTTGAAGCATTTAGAGATAATCCGGCAGGTAATCCGATTGCTTCAAATGTTGCTGATCCTGTACCACTGAATGCAGTTGCGTGAGTGTATGAAACACCAACTTGACCTGCGTCGAATGATCCTGCACTTAATACAGGCATAGAACCAACTAATTTGATTATTGCTTCACTACGAATTACTTCCGCACCGAATAGGATATTACCCTCTAATACGTAGTAACCTGGGAAACCTGGGAAATTACCAAGATATTGTGCCATTGCAGAGAAATACATATCCCCTACTGCACCGATCTTGTTAGCGAAGAACCCTTTAATATTTGTAGCAGTTGAACCGTCTAATACTGCGTTGTCATTGATTTCGAATGTATCGATACCATAAGCAACTGCAACCATTCCACGATCTACCGCTTCAATACCTGCTCTTGTTTCATATTTCAAGAATGAAGTTAATTTAGATATAAAAGTAGCATAAGTTGTTGCAACTAATCCTAATAAATATCCTCCGTAAACTTTTCTATTATATAATTTCGCTTTAAGACTATTTAATAATTCGATTGTTTCGTCGGCAGTACTTGGAGCCCAAACGATACATTGACCGTCAGTGTAAGCAAGTGATCCGTCAGTTGGTCCAACAATTCTATCATTAAATTTACCATATCCGAATTGGTCGATTTCGAAAGCAATTTGACTGTCTTTCAATTTCATTTGTCCGTCTAGGGTATTTTGAATATTAGCACCCATAATAACAGGTGATATTCTAAATGAGTAATCCATTGCTAATTGTGTTAAATCAACTTTAACACTATCATAAGTTGCTAATGAGTTACTTACTGCCGAAGTTATTTCCGCACCTACACGTTTATTTAAAGGTGTATCAGTTTGTTTAACAACTTCGATCATTGGTGTTCCACTTTGTCTTGTAACTTCCATAAAACTATCGTCTAGGAAATTCATAAAAGTAGATTGGTAGTATAGATTTGCATACGTTCTTCTCATAACGCTTTGTAAATCAAGGTTTAATCCTGCAAAATTCATTTTTCATTCCTCCTCTTTGAATATATTTTTTATTTGACAGGTGCGGTCATACTTCTTAATGGTGTATCACGAGTAATTTTAATATCGTTCCCTCCATTATGTCCGTTTGATCCGCCTTGTCCGCCATTTAATCCCGGTTCGTTGGGAATAGCGGGTTTATTAGCAGTTTCAGGGAAGTAAGTCGATTTAAACTTGTCGGCAATAGCCCCGATCGCTTTCGCGTCGTCTTTTTCGTCGGCATATAAACTCGTTCTTAATTTCGCTATTTCTTCGAAACTATCTTCTTTGAAACCTTTACTAATCATAGTTTTTTCTAATGACGTTTTAGATAATTTAGCGTTTGTATCCGCTAATGTTTGAGTTTGATTGTTAAAGTTTGTTTCTAATCCTGTATATTTAGTTGTTAGATCGTTTTTTTCACCAACAATTTTATCATAATCAGTTTTAGATACGTATTTTTCCTTTAAACTATCTTCCTTAACATATCCTTTATAAATGTCATTAGACATTGCGTCAAAATCGAAATCTTCATTCTTAATCTTAACGTCTTTGTTTTTTAAATATTTACTTAAATCAATATTCATTTTTCTTTCCTCCTACTTTCTATTTAAAAGTTCGAAGTACAAATTTTTTATAATGTGTCGCGACATTATTTTGATAAACTCGCCTTTTAACCGGTGTGCTATTATCTTAAACCGGATCTTATCTATTACAACGTATCATAATCAACGTTATAATCGTTTTTCAACTGTTCTTTAAGTGCTTTTATTTCTTCTTCCTTACCTCCCTTTTCCAAATTCTCAACTTCTAACTCGCTAATCTTCAATAATAATTCTTCGAATTTTATTTGAGATTGCTCTTTATTAATTGCTATCATAATCCTAATTCCTCCAATTTATTGTCTAATAGATCTTTGAATATATTAGTTATTTCGTCATTGTCATTATTCATTGTTTTAGCGAATAATTCGGCGAATGCTTCCTCATAATCAGTCGTTCCGTATTGGCTTACCTTTTCTTTGGTAATGTAGTAAAATCCTTTACTATCGCCTGTAACTGCTTCATATTTTGATATTGTTTGTTTAACAACGTCTTTCGACCAATCGTTAGTATGAATTATCTTACGGAAGTCGTTTAAATGTGATTTAACTTCTTCTAAACTTAATATCTTATTATTAGTACTTAACAATTCTTTAACTAATGCTTGTTGCTTTGATCCTGCTACATTTATATTTCTCGATAATGCATGTCCTAATTCGTGATATATAGTATGTTTTGGATTTGAAGTGCTCCAATTACCTTTTTCAAAGTTTTTGACTACATTCTCACTAAACGCTTTCATATCATTAATTGTTTCACGTACATAGATCGTTATATCATTAACAGTTGCTTTAACACTATAACCAAAACCTTGTCTTGTGGGTTTGAATATTGCTTGATTAAATCCTCCCGTTCCATTTCTTGCTCCTACTTTCGAATAACTTAATCCGGTAAGATCATTAAATGCACTTGGGTATTTATTAGCAACTTCTTGTGCTCCCTCATTGATTGAATTGACTATATCTTTATTAACTGCTCTTACTTTCGCAGTAGGAATTGTTACTTTTGGTTTTTCAGGAATAATCTTTTTAATTTCCTTTGGTATAGTAGGTGGTTTTATAACACTTGAAGCAGTTTTAATGTTTTTAGTGTTAATTTCTTTGATCTTTGAGTTTAAAGTCTTGATCCTTGAATTAACTTTATCCGCTTCCGCTTGATTTCCTATCTTTTCATAGATCGATCTATCGTTTTTCAACCTTGATCTCTCTAATTCTAATGATCGGATCTTTTGCTTATCTTGGTATTTTTGATCCCATTCAGGACTATTATACTTTTCGTCTTGCACTTGATCTTCGCCCCAATATAGTAACCATTGGTGCCTACAATTTGGGTGCCCTACGCCTCCGTCAATAGCATTTTCTTTTGGTGGATATTTTTTATCCTTACCACTTATACTATAAACTCGTCCTTGCCACATTATACATAGCGGACAGGCAAATGGGTGTGCCGGTAGATATGTAAGATCATTACCTAACAATTCGGCGTCATACATTGTCCTATTCCAACCTGACCTATTAAGGTTCGTATTGAATAGCATAGAACTATAACTTGCTATATTGTGGTAACTTCTTATCGTACCGTCTTTATTATAGTATGGGATAGTCGCTTGATTATCGTCATACTTTTTAACTAATTCACTCATATAGGTTTGTTCGTCAACGTAACCCTCTTTTACCGTGTTTAAACGTGTGTCGTAGTATTTGCTTATGGTTTTACTATAATCATACTCTACCCTCGTAAAACGGCTATCAGGCTCTATTTTAAACACCTCTTTGAATGTTGCGTCAGGATTTAGGATCTTATGACCGGCACTATTCGTTGCACTAATCATTTTTTCTAATTCCTCGATACGTTGCTTCATATAACTGTGATCTATATTACCCCATATCTTACTTGCTTCTTCTTTAAAGACTTCCGTAGACTTCTTTTCTTTTAAACAATCGAAGAATAGTTGTTTTGTTTTAAACATATCCTTGTAATATTGATTACTTGAATAATAAACGCTATCTTCTATAAATATGCTAAATGGATCTTTCATTATACCTCACCAAACTTTATGTTAATATCCTCGTTTTCTTCCCTGTATTCCTTAATTAGGTTCTCAACAGTGAAGTTTTCGTCTTGATAATCACTATCTATTAACTTTTTAAGAATAGGCATTATTACTTTCGCTTTAACGCTATACGGTATTGATCCAACACCTTGTACTGTTCTCAATACTTGTAATTTCTTCATATCGTCGAGTTTTTCATTCAATCCATAGTCCCATACCAACGTTGCAGGTAATGCGTTTTCAACAATACCTATTGACGATTGGGCTTTAACTATATTCGCAATTAATTTATTAATTTGTGGTTCTATTTGTGTTTTAATTGCTTCGATTGTCATTTCACTATTCGATTTACTTAAATCAACGTTTGTTACGTTCATATAAGCGTCTTTTTCATATCCGAATGACGCAGTACTTAATCCTGCTAATTGGATACATTGATAATCGTAGAATTTGAATATTTTTTCGTATTCGTCAACTCTAATATCACCTTGTAAGAATTCGAATAATTTATGATCTTTATCACCCGGCAATAATGTGAAGTAATCTTGTAATTGCCCTACCGTAATACTATCAACTTTAAATTGTGTATTGCCCGGTTTCCATTGAGTAACAAGATCACCACTTTGGAAATGTTGACTTGTAACAATACGTGTTTTTGTCTTTTCGATCTCGTCCGCTAAAACATTAACGACTTTCATTTCTTCATTTAAGAACCTTTTACTGTCTTTAAAGAAGTCTTGACCTAGATCTATATTAATAACACATTCGTAAGGTAGTACGTATTTATCTAAATAGTCGCTTCCTGTACGAGTATTGAATACCGGCATTGTTAATTCTATTTTATTCTTTGATTTTTTACTTATTTCAAAGGCTTTAAATGTTAAATATGTTTTACCACTATCAATTTTAAATGATCTATGTAATTCATAATCAACGTCCGCTTTGCCCTCTATATCTTGTATAATACAACCCTCTAATACTTTATCGTATTTTTGGACTAAATTATGTATATCAGTCTTTTTAAGACATTCAAGATATATTTTATCGTCGAATTTATGAATATATATAAAACTTTCTTCTTGATATATTCCTAATTCTAACGCTTCTTTTAACGTAGGCATTAACCAACTTACTGATAATCCCTCCGTTTGAGTTACTAACTCGGATCCGAATATTTGATTAACGATATATGTTGCAATTTTCTTTGCCGACGGTGCTATACAATAACGGCTATCCCTCTTTATGTTAGGTTGTCCGTTAGTAACACCATTTTGAATAACTACGGCGTCAACTTTAATGTAGGGTGCTTCGAGAACGTCGAATGCAGGTTTAATATTTGCATTATACATTATACTTCAACCCCCTTAAATAATTCAGTTTCTATATGAATACACTTTTTGTCATTATCCGTATATTTTAACAATGTAGGTTTAACAACAATCTTTGCAACGTTAGATCCTAATATATGTTTCTTAAAGTAAACCGTAATTACATAGAATTCTTCAAACGGCTTTTCGTTTTCTTCAACATATAATTTCTTAATACATTGATTACTTGCGTATAGATATAGTTTCCATTTATCGCGTTTTGTTACTTTATTAAGCAATTTCGCAATAATTACTTTGATTTTTTCCATATAATCACCTCATTTCCTTATATTTTTTGTGTGTTTCTTACAAAAAAAGCATACAATCCTATTGATTATATGCTTCCCGTGTTTGCGACACACTTAATTGCACTTCTTATATCATATTTATTATAACATAATCCATTATTTTTGTAAAGTCCCGAACTTATAACTTTTTATGTGTTTATAAGTCGTTGGATAGACTTCGTATACTTCGATCATTCGACATTTAGCACAGGGGATTTCAATAATCATTGGTGTAGTTATATCGACACCCATTTTCTTTAAATCGTTATAATATGCTTCGATTTCTATCTTCATTAAAAATCTTTTTGTTGCTTTACACCTAATTTCCATATCTTCACCCTCTCTATACTTGCGGACAACGTCCGGTTTCTACCCAATCCGCTATTAAATAACGGGTTGCGTCAATGCTATGATCGTTTTCCTTTTTATAACAGTTAATACCCTCACGGATAGATTTAACCGTATCGTACTGATAACTTTCGAATTCAAGTAAACTGTCGTCCTTGCCTGACGTTTCATAAGATCCGTCATTATAGAAATGTTTAATGCTCGGTTCTTCTAATACATAGAAATATTCTTTGTATATTAATGATTGCAAGTGTTGGACGCCCTCGTCAACTGATCCCGGTCCCTTTTTTGAAGTATCAAATGGGATATTATCTACCGTTAATCTATTCCCGAAGTGAGTTGCCTCACTATCGATTATATTTGTTGTAATAGGCACGTGTGGATACTTATTCTTTAAATATAGCATAAAATGTCTTAATTGACCGCTATAATATTCAGTTGTAGGTGTATCACCCATAACTTTTGGATCGTGGAAGTAACATTGTAAGCGTACCAATATCCATTTTTTAAATGTATTATGATAGCATAATGCAATAGGAACGAATGTAGTAGGATTTACACTACCGTAGTCATTACCTAGTCCTATCTCACGAATTTGAATATTATTAAGATCTTTCAATTTATTAACACTATCGAATACTTTACCCTCCGCTACTACCCATTTATTGAAGATCTTTTGTTCTCTTAATGATCCCGGAGGAAACATTTCGACAACCTTTTTCATTTTTTCGGACGTGTCTAATACCGGATTATCGTACGGGAAGAATGTATAATGCTTTGCGTACGGCTTTGCGTCTATATAAGTACGTTTATAATCGTGGTTTTCGCTACCCTCTACGTTAAAACTATGAATAGTCTTTAAGAACGGGTGCCCTGCGAACGATATTTGTCGTCCGGGAAACTCATTAAACGATCCTTGTAACTGTCTTTGTGTATAGATACGTGCACTTTCGTCTATCCATTCGAAGATCAAGGGTTTACCTAATATCTTATTGAATGCTAGGACGTTATTAAATCCAAAGAAATAGATCTTTAAGTTCCATATCTTTAAAAACTTCTCGTCGCCTGATCCATACTTCAATATATAATCGCCTTTGCCGTGCTCTTTTTTCTTATAACCCATTCCCTGTAAAAATTGCTCCAATACGTCAACGATATTTCCTTTAACTGTATCAATGCTCCACCCAATAATAGCACCGTTATACTGTTTATGCGGATCGTACTTATGTAATTCTTGTGCGTATCTTATTACGCCTAGACATATATCATAAGTTTTACCGCTTTGGGTGGATCCTAATACGTAAATTTCATTGATAAATTGAGAGGCAATATCATTAAGTAATGATAATTGTTTTTTACTTAACGTTAGGTTTAATTGGTTCAAGTCCGCTATTTGCATTTGCTACACTTTCCTTTTTAGTTTTATTACCTTGACAATCGTTCGAAACTATATCCGCAAGGATCTTTTCGTCTTTAATTATTTTCTTCATTTCCGCTTCACTTACGTAAATTGCGTTACTATCTTGAATTAAATAACGATCACCAACTTTAATAAACTTTGTTTCCATATTAACACCTCCTTATCCTCAATTATTTGATAGTTGCAAGATCAAAACTTTGTCCGTTATCACACCATATACCATATCCATTGTTAATAACTTTGTATACACGTCCATTATGAGTACCGCGTACATTAGTTTTTAAATTACGTTTTGGTGCAGTTGCAATAAACGCTTCGTGTATTACTTCTTCGTCATTACTAATAACGATTGGTGATACAGGCTTATTGTCTAATGATATAACGTCCGCATTAACAATTTCGGAAGCATTTAATATTTTAATTAATTCTTCTTTACTTGCATTTTTTGCGAATGTTAATCCTTTGCTTTTAGCCAATTTGCGTAATTCGTTGTATGTAGGTTGTTTAACTTCTTCAACAATGGCTTCTTTTACTGCTTCTTCACTTGTTGCTTCCTCTTTAACTTCTTCATTAGTTGCTTCTTCAACAACGGGTATGTCATTGATATTAACATTTGATTGTTCTAATTCGATTTTTTCTTCCTTTTCCATATTCTCACCACCTTTCCGGATTATGATTATATAATAACACTTTTACGTGATATTACCAATAAATTAATATGATCTTTCTTTTAAATACTATTTGCATTTTAAAGTGATACCATATACTTGGATCATACGCTTTTCCGTATGTTTTAGGTATTTTACCGTCTTTTGTAAACGGATACCCGTCTTTATAACTTAATTCTATTCCCATTTTATTACCTCATTTGACCGATCTTTGCATTAGCGAATAACGCCGATAAACTATCTTGTCGTCCTGTACGGTAATAATACATTATATCAACTATATTTGCTTTCTTACCGTGCCTTACTCTTTCGTTAAAATCTTGATCCTCCGCTATTTGCATATTAGGATTAAATCTATTATCGCCTATTAATTCCTTTTTGTATACACAATTCCATACGCAAGTATTAGTTTTTAACGGATAATCTACAATAACATATTCATTATTGCTTATACCGAATGCTTTCCAACTCATAATGCAATAATCCCATTTTTCTTTGGTCTTTTCCATTATCTTTTGTATGTAATATTCAGGAACCATATCGTCGCTATCAATGAATGCTATATACTCGCCTACGGATAGGTCTATTCCTCTATTCCTAGCACTTGATACACCTCCGTTATACTTTTGTACTAACATTGTGTTTGTGCTTACTAACTGTCTTAATTGTGCCTCAAAACACCCGTCGTCAATTAGTATTATTTCTATTATATCCTGATCTTTGATTTGTCTTTGTAATTCTCTTACTAAATCAATCGTATATTGTAACGTATTGTAATAAGGAATTATAATAGATAATTTCATGCTACCTCCTCCTTGTCAACGTTAATACTTTTGGTTTTTGCCTCAATATTCCGTTTACTTCTTCGTAATAATCGTCGGTAGGTGGTAATTTGGTATCATTTAATTGTTTGAATAATATATTTAATTCCCTGTATAGATCCGGTTCTCTAATTTCTAATACATTTAAGAAGTCGTGTCCTAATCGTGTCAATATTGCACCATTACTTATAATTCTTAATCCTCCATTGCGTTTTTCTACGATATGGTGGAATGTGTAAGGGTTTTTACGACACAACTTGAAGTTTAACCAATCTACGCCGTCAGGTTTATATATTACTACCATTTGCTTTAATACGTCGTCCATAAGCATTGTCCCCTATTTATTACTCTCGTATAAATCTTTCTCTAAATTACTATTATCAACTACTGTGATCTTTATTTCCGGCATTATATCTCTATCCGCCGGATTATCGTCAGGATCTTTAAATAATCCATAACGCTTACCTAGTTCTTTTCCTGCGGATATTCGATCTCTTACGCTTGTTTCTAATCCTAATTGATCGGTAATCTCACCTCTTACTACTTTGGTAAAGAATTGTAGTACTTCGTCGGCGTCCGCAATGGCTTTTTGCTCTTGTCTTATTTCTTCTTCTTTGACAGGTTTTAATCTTTCTTCTATATACGCCTTTATATTGGCGTGTGTTAGTAGTTTACACGAATTAGTCCTTGCCGTGTTCTCGGTCTTGCATTTGTATACCGTTAAATAACTTTGCGTTGCATTGTTAGTCTTGATATATTCTTCGCAAAACAATAGTTGTTTGTGATTGATAGGTTTTAATTCAGGATCCTTTTCCACAGGTATTTGTTTTGGATCTTTTAATTTGGGTTTCTTAATAGGTTTCTTTTTTGTACTCTTTATGTTAGTAGGTTTCTTTTTAATGTTGGTTGTTTCTTCCGGTAATACCTTAACTTGCTTTTTCGTCATATTCTTCACCGGCTTGTACCTTATTATCTTTGATTGCTACTAAATACTTCAATAGATTAATCATATTGCCGAATTGCTTTTGAGTACAATAACTATATTCTTCGGTTTCACCTGTTTTTTTGTTCTTCCTAACCCCTTTATACCAAAACTTTAAGACGTGAGAGGATAGCATAGCATTAAACTTATCACTGTAATATGTTTTCTTTTCCCAATTAACGCTTATACCACGTTTATTAAGTAATAATAATATCATTTTTATTTTACTGTCGTACATATCTTCTCACCTCCTCTACTT